ATTAAACCTTTGGAACAAGATATAGCTGTTAATAAGGCTGAGATTGCTGTACTTAAAGCTAAAGTAGATGAGATTAAAGCTCGATCTGATAACCCATTATCTAATTGAGCAAAGTCCAGTTAATATAATTGCCAGATCCTACCTCATAAGCAGATAGTAACTCTTCTTCTGTGCAGTTATATTTTTCTTCAAAGCCTTTACGACCAAGCCCATGATATCCTATCTTGTTTTCTCTATGATGTTTTGTGCAAAGCGGAACACATTTAATATTCCTTTGAGACATTCCCATTCCTTTTCTAAGATGATGTATCTCAGTTGGTGTTGTTTGTTTTTCATTTAGTTTTTTGCATAGGACACAGCCATACTCTTTCTGCATCCTATACAATTCCAGCATTTTTTTATTTGGTTTTTTTCTTTTCATTTTTTTTCTTACCAAATATTTTTTCAAAGTTCTGGTCAAACTTTTTTTTATTGAAAGGTCTGTAAGTACTTCCTTTACTCATTAACAACCTTTAAGTTTCTATATTCCTTTTTGTTACCTTTAGCCAGATACCCAAGCTCACACAATCTTCTAACTATAGTGTATGCTTGACTCTCGGCTATTAAGTTACAGTCATCTGTTATTTCCTTGTAAGTAGGAGCTTCGTTATAAACAACAATACAATGTTTAACATAACGAAATACTTTTGATTGTAATTTTGTCATTAAAATGGAGCCTCCTCAGATTCTCTTATTGGCTCATGATCTAAAACAGATCCGCCTGTTGTAACATTTGGATTAGCTAATTGATTATCAGATTTGTTTCCTAAGAGTTCAACAGTGTGAGCTTTAATACTTACTCTCGTTATATTATCTTTGTCTTTATAATAATCTAACGTACCCTCTACATAAATCTGTGTTCCTTTAGACATGTAAGGTGCAAGTTTTTCTAAAGCATCTGGTTTATTTCTTGGCGACCAAAACTGTATGCTGTTATGCCATACAGATTCTTTGCCTTTGTTAGTGTATTTTGTTGTAGCAATTGAAAAAGACAGAAAAGTATTGCCTGTACTAGCTGTCTTTATCTCTGCATCTTGTCCTAATTTTCCTATTAATTGTATCTTGTTAAGACTTCCCATTGTTTTCTCCTTGTAATGTTGATCTGTGAACTTGTCCGGCAAGCTGTAATCTAGCCATTGCTTTTTTGCTAAACACATTGGTTGCTTCACTCCAATTTTCTTTTATCCATGCATCTAAAAATTCTTCAGTAGGCTGAGACTCCAAATCTTTTATATAATCTTCAATATCATATAAATCAGATTCTTCATCTTTGCCAGAAGCCATTAAAAATAATTTCATAAAACAATATTTCATGGCATATGATTGTGCTTTGCCTATGCCTTTATCTTGTTTATCTGAACCCTCTCCATATGCAGACACAACAATTTTATCTTCTTGATTATCTGCATCGTATATAGTTACATCGCATCTTATTGAAGTAAGATCCCCATGTCTTTGGTAATCAGAAAATGTAGGTATAGAAATTATCCCTTGTGTTTTTATTATGTCTGTCATCTTAGCTGAAACAGCATTATGACTAACTGTTGGATATTTCATTCCATCTTTTTGTTCCGCTTGAACAACTCCAACTTTTTCTATACATAATTTTATTTTATTTAGTAATGTTAATTTTTTTTCAGTCATTGTTATTTCCTCTCTGCTAAAACTTTGTTTAATATTTTTTTATCTTTTTCAATATCAGAATGTCTATCTGATATTTCATCTCTTAATAACTCAACTATTACATCAAGATCAATATCATAAAGTCCTTGATCTAACTGAAGTATCACCCAGTATTGAGTATTACCTTTTGATTTAAAATGAATATCCAATTCACATTCATCTGAATTAAATTGCTGTATTGAATTATTAAAAGAAAGCTGATAAGCCTTTCCCTCTACATGTATAATGGTATATTCTTTATCATCATGACATGTAAAAGGAACTGACATTGTTTCTTTTGGTGATAGAAATTTTACTACGCTCATTTATTTTTCCTCTTTAGTTTTGATTTCTGTAACAGCTAGCCTACCTAGTTTGTTACGTTTAATTTCTAATCCCTCGCCAACTGCATGTCTGCAATCATCTGGAATTAAAGATTTCATTTGTACTTTACACTCATTGTGCAATGTATAATTCTCTTTAGTTTCTTTGTATTGTTTAGCACAAGCTATCCAATTTTTATTTTTACTCATGTCGTATCTAATCATTCCATCTAATGCTATGTTGTTAGGAACTTCTGGAACTAAATCTTCAAATCCTTTTGGTTCTGTTTTAGTTTCAACATACTTCCAGAAAGCTGATTCATATTTGTAAAGTCTTTCTTGAAATTGTGGATCTGATTCTATTACAGTATGTTCATGCCTGTTGTTGCCAAAGATAACTGATAAATAGATTGAGTCTGATTCATCATGCATCATGTAATGTTGTAATTGTGCATAATAATATTCAGCTACTTTTTCTAGTGTGTTATTTGCATGAGTATGTTTAGCTTCAACTAAAACATTAGTGTCATCATGTTCTATAACACCATCGCAATTTGATCTCATAAAGTCTTTAGGCGGTATAACAACATCTCTTGTTATAGATTGATCTAATTCTTTAGCTAAAAAATCTAGGTTAATTTGTTCAGTAGCTATTCCTATTTGTACAGGTAGCACTCCAGATAAATCTTCTGGTTCTGCTAACCCCATTTTTTCTTTCCAAAGATTGAGCCAGTCTCCATTCATCAAGCGGACAGCATCACTACCACCGATACCCTTTCTTCTGTGTTCATGCCATTGTTTTGTTTTGTTTTTCATATATCCTCCAAGTTTTATATATATGTTAGATAAGTATTATACCATATTATGTGTTGCCAAGTAATTTATTTCTACTTTTTAATGGCAAACTATCAAAGTTTTCTTTTGTTTCTAAGGTCCGATAAGCTTCAACAAATTTGTCTCTGAGTTTTTCATAATCTTTTTCTAGAGTTTTGTTAATGTTGTTGCCACCTAAAATTTTAAATACTTTAAGTGCAATAGTATCCTTAACTTCTTTTCTGTCTAGAAAGTCTTTCAAATGTTTTTCTATTCTTAAATTAGATTCGACCAGATGTTTCATTATGTCGCAGACTTGTGGTTTCCATTGGCTTGATTGAGTATGTACTGCAAATGATTTGATACAATCCTCAAAGTTATAAGTCCTTAATGCTATCCAGAAGAAACCTTTTTGCATGTCGTTCAATGCTCTTTGTTTTGGATACTGCATTTCAATCGCAGATATAAACTTTCTAAACTCTTGTTCTGTCATTGTTATTCCCCTTTGGTTTTAGTGCTGTTAGTTTTTGTTTGCTTTGTAATCTTGTTAAATAGTTTATCAATTTTTTATAATCAATTGAGTCAGCCTCGCTTGATCTTGATCTAAAATATTTATCGTCAACAACTTCGTTATATAATCTTGCATAAAATCTTTTGTAATTATTGTTTAGTTTATATATATCTTTACTTGATTTTTTTACATCAAAAATAATAAAGTGTCTTGCTATGTTCCAGATGCATTCAATACCAACTTCATGCCCTTTGTTTCTGTATGCTGTTGTATAATCGTATATCATTCTCCATACATGTTGATTCGCCAGATGATAGTTTAAAAATTCTTGAAATCCCTCAACATTACATGATCTAATTTCATTTTCTAATGACTCGAATGTTTGGAAGTTATCTTTATATATGCTCATTATTTTTGCCTCGCTTTTTTCCAATGTCTTGTTAGTGTAATAGGTACTTCTAGTATTTTATTGCTTGGTTCATGTATCCAATGCTCTACGTTCTCGCATTCAGTATTCAATAATTTACAATCTTTTTGTTTGTATATTACGTCACCATATTTATCTATATTTTCTTCATGTTTGTCACCATACTCATCATATTTTACTCTCATTATTTTTCTCCTCTATTCCACGTTCTCTTTTACTTCATCTAAAAATTTTTGTTCAATGTAGCTTGGGCTCGTTAATTTATTAAGAAATTCTTCTGGACTTTTATATTGTGTTTCTTGATTCCAATAATCATATTCATCTTGTATAGTTTTATCTGTTGAAAATTCGTTCTTAAAGTTATTTGAATTACTACAATAATCTATTCTTAGATTGCACAGAGCAATACATTTAATCATTATTTTTCTATCTTTCATTAGCTTTCTCCGAACATTTACTACAGATGTGTTTCGTAACTCTGAACCCATGCACTACTATAGTGGGAACACCACCTCTATTCTCAACAGTTTCCTTGCTTGGACTTCCAAATGAGATAGACTTTTTTGAATACATACTACCTTTCTCAATGATTGATTTACATTGATAGCAATCGTATTCTTTTCTTGCTCTTGTTAATTTAGTCATCTTTAAAATCTCCTTGTTAATTTACTCGTCATACTTAAATTCCATATGCATATCTTCCAATGTATCTGCAAATTCTTTTTCTAATCTGTTTTTAATTTTTATTAATGTTTGCATATAAAAAGTATTGAGAGCATCTTGTCTGCCTTTGTTGTATGATAGCTCACATCTAACATCTGGCATCATTTGTTTTTTTAACCATTCTCTTGGTAATTGTTTCTCTATTATATGAAGATCAGCATTCATGCATTCACTAATAGTTTTAATAATATTTAATTGATCATTTTCTTTCATGTGTTTTTCTCCTCATTTATTTCTGGAAAATCATAAGCATTTACAATTTCGGCTGCTTGATCTTCGCTCATTCCATGCGATCTAAATCTTTTGATCGCGTCTTCTGTGCTGAGTCCCTCCTCCAAAGAACTCAGCAGAACATCGTTGAATAATTTACTCATTTATTTTCCTTGATTAAATCGTTGTAGTCATCTGATGCTTTTTGATCTTCGTCTTCTGGAATTAGATCAACCCATTCAGACAAACGAATTCTATCCTCTCCTTTTCTTAAAATTGCAGATTTAATTAAACGATTATCAACATACAATCTGAATTGCCTGTCTCCATTATCCATGATTTTATGGGTGGTCTTGATCGTTGCGAAGTCATGCGAGTTACTCGCACTCGTTCCGATCTTGATCTTGTTTATTCCCTCGCGTTTAACACCATATGATTTATTTGATTTATAAATGCATGCGGTTATGTCGTTCCAGATAGGGTAACTGTGTGCCATTTTATTTTCTCCAAGTTAATATACTATACTAGTATTATACTCATATTATATATTAAAAGT